TAACAAAATTTAATACAATCTTTGGCAAAAGGACAAGTTACTTTCCCGGTGCTGTGGCTTTTATAGGCCGATATACCGAAATTATAAAGCCTTATATTTTCTTTTTTGCTTGTTTTCTTCATTTTGTCGTTTTGGGTCAAAACTTGTGTATGCTTCAACCCTTCTAAATCTTTAAATGTAAAATTCATTTTTTTTTGCATTTTGGTTAATAATACGCGCAATTTAATTTGAAAATATTTCTTAAAAAAATGCTTCAAAACTTGCAACTGTCATATTGTCAGCTCAAAACCTATCCCCTACCGAACATATATAATTTTCTCGATATGATACCCCTCCCCTACCCTCGATTGCCCCTACCCTATCTAACTTTTTTTCTTATTATTGTGACGCTACTAATTTGTGGGGTGCAGAAAAAAAACTATTTAATTTTAATTTTAAATTTTAATAATTAAAAAAATTTATTCTGTAAACTTTTTACATTTTACTATTTGATTTTTAAAAAATGTTTATATCTTTGCCTTCGAACCAAAAAAAAATTATAAACTTAAATTGCTTAAAATGAGTAAAGAACAACAGAATCTACTGAAACAAGTTCGACCAATGTTAATAACTGGTTGGAACTTAAACAACGAAGAAAAGTGTTACGATGTTAAGTTATCGTTTGCTTACTACCCAACCGAATATGATGGAGGTAATCCACCTCGAATCAGATATACTTTAATTATGGAAAATGGTCGAGAGCAAAGTAATTTTAATTGTTCTAAGCACTTCACTGATATGATTAGTTGTATTACCAAGTGTATATATGAGGCACAACTAAAAAAGAAAAGTCATTAGTGAAAGTTCCATTTTTAGAAATATTCAAAATAGGTTTATATACCGCCCCCACTTTAAAATAGATAAATTATGAAAGGACATTGGAAAAAACAATTTAATTACGAGTACCTAGGGTCGTATTCGTTAGATAGTAAGAGAGAAGCTGTAGTTACAGTTAGTCGATTAGCTCAAGAAAAAGTTACTGGACAACAAGGTAGAAAAGAAGATTGCTTTGTAGTTTACTTTAAGGAGTTTGATAAAGGTATGATACTCAACCGAACTAATGCTAGGGCAATAGAGAAGGTATCGGGAAGTGGATTAATAGAAGATTGGCTAGGAGTTCAAGTTACATTGTATGTAGAGAAAGGTGTTAAAGCTTTTGGTGATGTAGTTGATGCTTTAAGAATTAGAGATAAGAAACCGACTAGACAAACTATGACTAAAGAAATCGAGACGAGTATGTTAGATGCTATTAAGAATGGTAAGGCAAGTCAAGTAGAACAAGCTTTAATCAAGTACAATATGAGTGCTAAACAAAAAGAGACTATCAACTTAGAATTATCTAAGATATGATGTTGTTAATAGTTGTTGCTTGGATATTAGTTGTAGCTAAAGCTCCTTGGTGGATATGGGTTTGTTTTATAATTCACATTATAGGAAGTCTTTTTGCACGGCTATTTGAAAGTAATGATACTCTAAATAAATTAATTGATAAACTAAAGTAATTATGGACACATACATACCATTATTAGTTATACTTGCCATTGTAAGTTATGCAGCTTACTTAGCTTTAACGTTAGACGATAAGAAAAAATGAAAACATTTAAGACTGACCAAGAATACTACGGAGACTGGGAGTACACTACAAACTCTCAATTAGGCTACCTCAAGAAAGGGTGGGAATATTATGAGATGATGAAGCAAGGTGGTATAATAGATTCACCTGCCTTAAGATTTGGTAATTTAGTTCACACTCTTATATTAGAGCCAAAAGAATTTCAACGTAAGTTTGTAGTAATAAATCCTGAAGATAGACCTGAACCAAATAAATCTATGGCAAGTAAATTAAATAAAGTTTGGAAGATTAAGATGGAAGAAAGGGATGGTATTGTAATCGGAATGGAGCAATATAATTTAGCTTTGAGTCTTAGAGATAAGTTATCTAGGATCGATGAAGTTAAATCTATTTTAGATAACTCTGAAAAGGAAGTACCGAAGTGTTGGATAGACTTTAACACGATGCGAAAGTGTAAAGGTAAAGCCGATATAGTTGTTGATGGAGGTGATATGTTAGTAGATATAAAGACTACCTCTAAACCAATTAGTGAGTTCAGGAAAAGTGCTTATAGGTATAATTACCACAGACAAGCTGCATTTTATTTAGATGGTTTCGGAGCAAAAGAATTTGTTTTTGTTGTAATAGAAACTCAAGAACCATATCAAGTAGGTATATTTAGATGTACTGAGAATTTTATAGACCAAGGTAGGCAAGAGTATATTAGCTTACTTGAGATGTTTAATCAACCAAAAAATAAAGTAATACACGAAGAATTATGAAAAGAAAAATTGCTACTGACTATGGAATTCGTAAGTTAGAGAAAGTACTTCCTGATATTTGTATATATTGGAATGTAAGTAAAGATGATTTATTAAGTAAATGTAGAGATAGAAATTTAGTTTATGCTAGGCACTCATTAAGATACTTACTTTATCAAGATAAAAAGTTACCTTTAGCAGAAATTGGAGCTCTTACTAATTGTGACCACGCTACTGTTCTTCATTCAGTCAAAATGTTTAGAATAATGGTAAAGCAAGATTATATGTTTAATCAATTATTTGATATTATAAATAAAAAATTAATTTATAATAAACACAGTACAATAAAGTCTAAAATTAAACAAGTATTAACGGCTGATTTAACACAAAAAGAACAAATACAAAAATTAGAAAAACTTTACAATGAAAATAGATAGAATAGATGTTTGTCACGAGACGATTCAAGAGGAAACAAATGAAAGCTTGGTTGTATCTGTAAATGAAACAGACAAAGATGATGAGTTTGAAATAAGGTTTCATTTAAACTATAACGAAGAGGTTAGTCCACTTGTAGGGTTATGTGTTGATGAAATGAATAATACACCTGAAGCAAAAGAATTTTTTTTAAAGGTCGTAGACCAATATTATGAGCAAATTTAATTTTAACTAAACACGAAAAGGATGAGAGATTTATCTTTAAGAGGCGAGATTACAAAAATCGCTAAACTAGAAACTGGAACGTCTAAGGCGGGAAAGGAATGGAAAAAGTTAGGGTTTGTTATCACCACAGAAGGTGAGTACCCTAAAGATGTTTACTTCACAGTATTCGGTGAAGAGAAAACAGCAAACTTTATGACTTACAACAGAGTTGGTCAAGTTGTAGAGGTATTTTTTAATATCAATGCAAGAGAATTTAATGACAAATGGTACACTGATTTAGGTGCTTGGAAAGTAGTTAGTGAAAAAATTACTGATTCTAATACTCCAGTAACAAGTGAGACAGTTTCTGACAATGGATTTCACAAAGTTACTGATGACTTACCATTTTAATTAATAAAGGCATAAGTGATTAGCGGTTAAACTTTAATAATCTCAGTTACCGAGCGTAATACTTCGATACCAAACCTGAGAGCCTTTTATATAACGAGAGTGGGCTGCGTGAGTGCTACATAATTAAATCCTAGCTTAAAGAGGTTCGGGCTAGGTTGTTATTGTACAAGGGGAGTGATTATAAAATAGATTTGGTCGTCTATGCGGCTCCCCTTTTACTTTTTTTTTTAACCAAAAAAAAATACGAAGATTGAAAATGGCAAAAAGATTTACTGACACAATGAAATGGAACGAGGATTGGTACTTGGACTTATCCTTAGTAGATAAATTATTTTGGATTTATATTTGCGATAATTGTGACCACGCAGGTATATTTAAACCAAATAAAAGAATGTTTGAATTATTGATTGGTGGTAAGATTGATGTACGAAAGTTCTTACAAACTGTAAACCAAGATAAAGCAAGAGTTTGCGTTTTAGGTAACGGAAGGTGGTTTTTAGCAGGGTTTATAGAATTTCAATACGGAAACAAATTAAACCCAAATAATAGAGTGCACAAGTCAATTTTAAATATTTTAAATGACAACGACTTAAACCTAGAAGTATTTGATACAAAGGTTCGTTTAGATGCACCAACAAAAGATTCAAGAAATATTCCTGAGTCCACCCAAGAAGTTATCATTTACTTCAAAGAAAAGGGTAGCAACAAAAAAGAAGCAGAACGATTCTATTATTTCTACGAGTCTCAAGGGTGGCGAGTAGGTAAGAATCCAATGAAGGATTGGAGAATGGCAGCTTCAGGGTGGATTTCACGGAATAATAAAGATAAGCCTGATCCTGATTACTTAGGGGGTCAATTAAACGCTATGAAGAACTAAAATGTCTCTTTATAAAGTAACCTCTAAACAAGAGGTAACTGATTATTGTAAAGAAATTTATAATAAAGGTTACACAAAGGGTCTTACCACAGGTATAAAACCTTTAGACCCTCACTACACTTTTCGTAAAGGCGAACTAACTATAATGACTGGGTTTGCTAACATCGGAAAAACCACTACACAACTTTTCTTAATGATGATGGCATCTAAGCTTTACGATTGGAAATGGCTTATGTATTGTCCTGAAAACGAACCTATCGGTGATTTGATGATAGATATAGCTGAGATGTATTGTGGTAAGACAGCCGATAAAGAATTTAGTGATAGGATTAGTCAAGATAATTATTTAAGGGCGGTAGAATGGGCTTATGACCATTTTACTGTCCTTACTTTTGAAGAAACACCTAGCGTAGAAGATGTATTAAAATCTTTTGATGAATACTTACAAGTGTGTGAGATAGATGGTATTTCTATAGACCCTTTAAACGATTTAAAAGCACCTTCAAAAGTAAGTAAGTATGATTACTATTATGATTCTTTAAGTAATATTAGAAGGTTTATAAAACGTCACAATGTAATGTTTTATTTAGTTGTTCACCCTGGCACAGCAGCTAACAGAAGAAGAAACGAAGATGGTACTCGACCTGCTCCGAATATGAGTGATGTAGAGTTTGGTGCTATGTTTGGGAATAGGGCAGATAACTTTCTTGTGTTTCATCGTAACCCACAAAGTGATAAGTGGAATGTTACTGAAATACACGCACAGAAGATTAAGTTTCAGAAGTTAGTCGGAGTTCCTACACCTGAGCTAACACCTATCTGTTTGTTTTATTCGTACACTTTGCGTAGGTTTAGATACCTTAATGAGAACGGAACTTTAATAGACCCAATACAAGAGACAATAATCAAAACACCAACTAACGATATATTTTAAATTACTATGCCCGACCAAATTACACTTAAAGCGATTAATTTATTGCGAGAAGCCGACCCGAATTTAGACGAGATGAATAGTCTCGATAAGTTTATAGCACATCAAAACGAGGTGATTAAGATGTACAAACAATTCGAAGGACACCCACAAGCTGAGAAGCTAAAGCCTAGATTAAAGGTGTTCGAGGAAAGTGCGTTAGCATTTACTTGGGTACACACACAAATGTTAGCTTATAAAAGAGAAAAGCTTTTAGCTAATGCCAATGAAATGGAAATGGCTAATGCTGTTATAGAACTCAAGCAAGAATTAGATATATTAACTAAACTAAATAAAAGTGACTAAAAATGAACTAAACTTGTTAGACCGATTCGCTAGTAAGTATAAAATTGATTGTGTCCCTTCTGAGGGAAAGTATGATTTTTGGGATTTTACCTACAAATGGGATAACAGGAAGTTCTATTGCGAAATGAAACAAAGAAACTTTACTTTAGATAAAGCTAAAAGTGAATACCCTGAAGGATTAATACTAGAAATGCACAAGTACGAAAGGATATTAAGGAAGACTAAAAATAAAAAATTATCCCAAGGTTTATACATTAACTTTTTTGATTGCGATTCTGTCTTAGTGTTTAATTTAAACAAAACTAAAATAAATAAATGGGTTTGGAGAACAATGCCTGAGTCTACTGACTTTGGAAGAACTAAATTTGTTTATAAGTATATTACCTTTTTAGAATATGATAAAGGAAAAGTTTTATATATTTGATGCGTTCTTACGTTTTTTTTTGCATAGTTCGTAAGTTTTTTGGTTAATAATAGAAAGAGGATGCCTATTTGTAGGTGTCCTTTTTTTTTGTAATTTAGCGAAAACTGAAAAAATTATGAGTAGCATAGAAGAACAAGTTTGTTTTAAGCTTTTAAAGCGTTCTGAGGTAGGTAAAAAGAAATATGGAACTACAATGGAGCGAGGTGATTTAAGTTCATTAGATTGGCTTAAACACGCTCAAGAAGAAGCGATGGATTTAGCTGTGTACTTAGAAAAGGTAATACAAGAATTAGAGAATATTCCTTTTCGATACGAGTGGAATATGACTAAACCTACTGATGACCACAATAGAAAGATGCTAGACCTAGAGATAGAAAATTTAGGAAAAGAAAAAGAGGACTAGCCGTCCTCTCCTTGTTCTTCTTCAGTAGAATCCACTATCCAACTTCCGAATATTATTTCCGCTATCTCTTCGGGTGTTTTTTTGTTTCCTTTATCCATTCGCTCGGTATATATTTATCTGCCCATTTTATATTATTTTTATCGCACCATTGGGCATAAGTTGTACGACTATTCTTATTTAACTTGTTCTTAGGTCTCATAAAAACCATTCGTATATCTAAATTTGGGTGTTGCTTAATTACCAGTAACATTTTCTTACGATCCTTAGCCGTAAACCTTCCTTTTAATTCAACAACAATTCCGTTTGGGAGTATAACATCAGGTATATATTTTCGTTGTTCGGTAATCTCGTAGTAAAGATTAATAGTTTCATATTGAAAAGGTATTTTGTTTTTGCGTAACTTAGAACAAACATCTTCTTCATATTTACTTCTATATCTATTCTTGTCTATTCTCATAATAAGTCTTTTTATTGTGACAACTGTGACACAATCCTTGTAAATTAGATTCGTCTAACTCAGCTCCATTTTTTTTAATCGGCACAATGTGGTCGACTACTTCAGCAGGTTTTACTATATTTTTATCTAAACAATGAACGCACAAAGGATTTTTGTCTAATACAACTTTTCTAAGTTTTCGCCAAGCATATTTTCTGTAGAAAGAAGTATCACCACCCCAAGACTTGTTTTTTTCAGCCTTAGTTCGTCTATCTCTTCCTTTTGGAAGCCAAGGCACTATTTAGACTTTGATGAACCACCAAAGAAAAAATCTATGATGGTGTTTACTTTACTTGACATAGCACCAAATACTGTACTAATAAATCCTATCTCGTAATCTGAAAGTTCTAAAGTATTTATTATAAAACACTTGAACATAAAGTAAGATATAAGAAAATAAGCACAAGTAAAGATAATAGCCAATACTTTTTGTATAAAGCTATCGTCCATAAACATTGTTCTAGCACTACTTCTATCTTGAACTTCCAAAGCAAACATATCCTTCTCGTGGTCTTGTATAACTTTCTCAAACTCATTTTTAAGTTTTAATCTTTCTTCATCTGTTGTGACTACTTCGTCTATTATAGTAGAAGCTTGTCCTACTAAATTTTTAATAATATTTTTTATCATAATGTAATTATATCAGGTGCGTATCTGTATTTAGTATCTCCTTCTTTATCTTTATAAGCTTCTAATATTTCTCGTCTGTTATTAGATTTTTTAAGAGATATATGAATCCAAGAAAAATCAAATTCATTTATCATCTGGTCAAATTCAATAGCATTATTTATAATCCAGTCGTAAATTTCTTTATTATACATTTGACCATCTTTCCAAAATTGTATATCAAGAGCTTCGCCTTTACAATGCTGTGATTTAATACTTCCGCCAATAGCACGATTAAGCTCTTTGGAACGATAACCACTACTAATCCTGATAGGACCAAAATGGTTACGCATAGGCTGTAGAATATTTGTAACAATCCTTTGCAAGTTTTCCAAATCTTTTTTTGTCGGTTCATTGTTTATTCCAAGTCTATTGGCTGTGTTACTTCGAGTAATCTCTGATAACACAAAGTTTTTACTTAGTCTCATTGATTAGTTTTTGCTTGTTTAATTTCTAAATCTTTAACTACTTTGCGTAGATTATCTACTTCTTTTTGTAGATAGTTTATTTTTAAATCTTGTTTAGCATCATCAGGTAAAGCACCCATCTCACCACGAGGCCATTTAACTCTAAACTCGTGATTAAGTGCTACATCGTCTTGCATACGCAAAACATCTAGCTGTAACTGAGAAATTTCAGCAGTCAATGTAAACCATATACCTGCAAGAGAAATAATACCTGCTACAATACCAACAAGACTCTTTATGTCTAATTGAATCTTAGAACTTTCGTTTATTTCATAATTATCTTCCAACTTGTTCTTGTATTTTAATCACTTTACTATTAATACGTTCTATATCTTTTTCGATATTTTTAAACTTTTGTAATAATAATTCATTTTTTAATTCCACTTCAAGCCTTGTAATTTCTATTTTAGGTAAACTCTTAGCTTCATTTATTTCGTTTTGTAAAACAATGTACTCACCAATCAATAAGAATAAAAAAGCAAAAATACTAAACAATGTTTTTAGGCTTATGCTAAAAGGAGTGTCTTGTATCTCTTTAGTCATTTCTCTTTGATTTGATTAGCAGCTAACAATAATTCTATCTTATGTAACTTAGTCGATATATCTGCTAATATAGTTTTTAGTTCATTATCAGATTGTTCTAAGTGATACACCCTAGAAGATATTTTAGTTACTTTAGTTTGTAAGTTAGTCCAAACACCTACACCAGTAGATAGTAATACTATTAATGATATTACTACTTCTATTATTCCTATTGTTACTTGCATAATTATTATTTAATTTTATGTAAAGGGAGTGAAAGTAGTCTATCGAAAAGGTAGCGAAAAGATACACTACAATCAAACTCCCTTTTTATACTCTTGCTAGTGTTATTTTAGCTCCGTAAACATCTCTAGTTGTTGATCCTGGTGTAAATTTTATAGTTAAATATTTACTAGCAACTCCTATTTGATTAGATGATAAAGCTTGATTTGTATTAACTGATGGACTACTAGTCAAAGCTGTATTAATATTGTTAGCTACATCGCAAGCATAAACGTCAAAAGTTGATGATGACGAGCTTCCGTTTACTTGTACGTGTGTTGCTTCATAGCCAATAGGTATTTGAAAAGTAGCAAATAAAGATGCACTTGATAAATCTACTCTAGCACCTCCACCATTTGACCTACTGTAACCCGCTTTTCCTCTGTCTGAACTCATAACAAAATCTACAGCAGTTAAGTAAGCTGCTAAATCAAATATATTACCTATGTTAGTACCTCTTAACTCAGAGTCTTTTAAAAAGTCAACAGACGTATCTTTAAAAGTTGCTATAGTTAGCTCACCTGCAGCACCCGCTGTTGATGTATTAGCTCTAATTTGAACTTCTCCATCTGCTGCTCTATTACAAATAGTAACTATATTAGAAGGATGAACTACAAAAGCAAATTTTAACCCTCCTGCTGAATCTCTGTACAATAACCCTCCACTTCCTGAGCCACCGTCTACATCGTCATCAATAACAATATCACCGCCGCTATTTAACTTAATTTTTTCATTTGAGCCTTGTATTTCAACATTACCCGTAAATGTAATTTTATCAGTACCAACTGTCATTAAGCTAGTTCCACCAAAAGAGCCATTGTTATTAAATTGAACTTGGGTATCTGAGCCAGCTGGATCAGTTGTAAAATCAGTTAGTTTACTATTAATAGCGTGTCCTGTAACTAATTTTTCACTATTTGCAGCAATATCTGTTTTATTATTTCCAACCTCTTGTATCGCAACGAAATTACCTGTACCTGTAGCTGTTGCTCTTTTTATAGTGTTTGGTGTTGTACTTGTATCAACCCATATATCACCTATACTTATTGCACTAGGCTCAGAATTACCTGTAAAAGTTTGATTTTTTGTATTTACAGTACTTGTTAAATTTGATATATCACTTTCATTATCTGTTGACCTTGTTGTGTTATCACTTATGCTACTTGTATTAGTTGTTATTGCATTAGAATTAATAGCAATTAAATCGGTATTAGTTGCAACTGTCGTTGAATCTGCTTTATTGTTAACATTATCTAATAATGATACTCTTGAAATAATTAATTTAGCTCCGCTCTCGTAAACATATTCAGGTGTAAAAGAGTCTACAGTTATACTTGTAGCACCTTTATTAACAACACCATTTACAATTAATTTTTTTAGAGTTCTTCTTGAATCAGAAGCCATTAAAATTATTTCCGTGTTATCAGGTATATCTGTATCTATCCCACCAGTACCATCTGACCCGGCAACTGTTATACTAGTTTTTGTTGTACCATCAACTAAAATATTCTCATTTAAAACACCAAAAGAATCTTTATTAATTAAACCTATTATTGTGTCATTACCAGGATTACCAACAAAACCACCATCTTCATAACCACCACCAGGGTCTTGATAAGGACCATCATCTGTATTTATTGTTGGACTAGTTAAAGGAGATGTTTTAATTCCAATAAAATTAAATTCATTTAATTGTGGATTAAATTCAAGCCCAGTAAAACAATATAGTTCTTCTTGGTCAGTACCATTTTCATCTGTAAAAAATCTAATAAAAGGATTGTTAGGGTATATTGCATTAGAAGAACTTTCAAAAGGTTGTAGTAATTTAGAATATAATACTTCTTGTGGATTAGCATTATATTTTAAAATTAAATCAGTTATTAATTTATGTATTTTAAAAGCGTTACCTGTTCCATTAATTTTCCAAGTTACTGATTGTATGTAGTTAGTACCATTATTAACCCAAATAACTTTTTCAGGAATAGCATTTGGACCATCGTTAAAAGTTATATTATCTATAATTAATTGTTCAGGGTTTGTGTCATTTTGTTCGTCATCACCTATATAAGAGTCCATAACCGAACCCGAAAAAGGTTCACCATCTTGTTCAGCATAAAGTTCTACTGGTTTATTACTATAATGTAATGTAATACTATAACCTGAAAATTGGTCTGCACGATATATAGTATTACCATCCTCACTCTCTACAGCAAACCAATTATTATCAGAACCACTCAGGTTGTTGTTAGTGTAAGCAGAACCCCAATCACCATCATAATCATTATAAATGTGAACACCACTAGCCTCTGATACAGTTGAGTCTGCTGTTTGAACTTGTGTTTGGAAATGCCATTCTTCAAATGCATCGTCTCCAGTTGCACCTGGTAGTATTTGTGTTAAATCTGTTTTAAATACTTGAGCTTTACTTAAATCTGTGTTTTGATTAGTAGTTTCCCAACTACCACTTGGATATATTGGTGATGGATTCGCACCATTTATAGGTCCAATATTATTTATTACTCTGTAAAAAGCATTATTTGTTGTACTACCTGAATTGACAGGTACTTTAAGCCAAAAAGGTAAAACAACCCTACCTAAAAAAGCATTGTTTGGAAATGGAGATATAGTAGCAGAGCCAGTAACAGGAACACTAGGAAGTCTTTGAATGCGAATAGAAAAATTATAGTGTATTTTAAATGTTATTTGTTGAGTAGACTCAAAAAAACCTAATAAACTTGGTCCTTCTAAACTTTGACCATAAGGTTGCCAAGTTGCATTTTCATAACCCCAAACAGGAAAATAATTCAAAGGATATAAATCACCAGTAAATTGGTCTGTTTCATCAGGGTCTCCCGAACCATTAAATCTAATTTTTACAGAACCTAATTTACTACCAAAAGTTTTTGTTCTTTGAAAAAATCCAGGATTTCTACTTAATTCTGAAGGATTAGATACTGAAAGAGCTGACCTTTCTCCTGTAATAGAATTTGCTACTTGAACAAAACTAGCAGTAGTTGATACAGTACCATTTTTTTTATAACTATTATAAGTTATATTACCATCACTACCTAATTGTTCAAAATGTGTAAAATAATATTTACCACGAACTAACATAAACCTACATTGAAATAATTGGCATATTGTTCTTAAAACATCATAGAATGATGAAAATGTTGCTTCGTTTAGTTCATTAAAACTATTAAAAGCAGAACTATCTAGTTGAGTATTTGCAAAAACTCCATTAGAAGAATCGTGAACAGAGTTAGTTGCATACCAATTAATTCTAGTAGCAAACATATCGTCTGTTGCAGAAAAATGGTCTTTAAAATCAATTTTTCCTAATATTCTTGATATGTGTTCATTTATAGTTACTCGACCTTCATAAGGACTAGTAGAAGAAGACTTATAATCTATTGTTCTTAATCTTTCAATACCATCCAAACAAACTATTTCTAAATCAAATGGGTATGAAGTATCAGCAATACTTATTAATCTATTTTCTATATAACCTAACCAAAATAATTCATAATTAGTTCCATCAGGTGTAAATGGCGGATTTTGTCCTGCACCATAGGTGTCATCTATAAAAACTTTAACTTGAAAATGAGGGGTGTTATTTGTACTTAAACTACCAATAAAACTTGATAACGTACTGTTATCTATATTCATTGTAAAACTTAATGTACTAGACTTTATTAAGTCCCAAGTGTTTTCACCACCTTTATATTGTAATTTAAAACCATCACCTCTTACATTAAATTCAGTCGCTGTACCTGAAAATGTATCATCATAAATCTCAATTTTAAATAATTCTTTTTTGAGATTTCTAAATTCACTTTTAAATCTTAAAGCCATATTTAATTATTTATATAACATTAAATAGAGGATTTTTTAATCCAGTTCTAACACCAAAAGACGTACCACCTTTTCTAGCGGCAATCTTATTACCCATTACTGTTGCTATTTGTATTCCCTCTGCATCTAAGTGACCTGTAACATTTACATTTACATTAATACTGCCCATCATAGACTTTAACTTATCTAATGGTGCTATAACTTCAGGGTTTGTTCTTGCTCCTTGATATTCACCCATTAAACCTACTGTTGGTCCTGATACGATACCACCTTCAGCAAACGTAGGTATTGGTGTTGCTGCGATTGCTGCTACTTGAGCAGCTCCCAACACTTTAATAACTTTTGCTAATGGTATAATTGGTAAAGCTTGAGCAACTGCTCTTGCTGTACTTACTATAGCACTAAAAATAGCTTGAGCCTTTTCTAATCTTGCTTGGTTTCTTTTTATCTTTTTTGATTTTTCAAAAGCTTCATCTTCTATCTTTTGAATAGCATCTTGCTTTTCTTGTTCAGTCATTTGAGCAAACTCAGCAGAATTTTCTAATCTTTGTATTTCTCTATCATATCTATCTTGGTCTGCTTGTTCTTGCTTTGCTAATTGTGCATCAAATACAGCACCTAGTGCACCAAAAGCTTGGGTGAACATTAGTTGTAAATTTTCAGCACCTGTTTGACCATTACTTTTTAACTCTTGAAAAAAACTTTTTATTTTAGAAGAACCATTTTTTAGTGTTGCAGAAAATTTATCTCCGAACAAGTTTTCCCACCAAGGTTTTTTGACAGTGGGTTCTTCACTCGGATCGGGTAAACTCATTACATTTCCACTTGGTGTTGGTGTATCGACTTGACCTGCTGTAGAGCCTATTTCTTCTAATAGTTTTAAGTAATCTTCAAGTGCTTGAGATGATTCGTCAAATTCTGTTTGATTTAATTGTAACTCTTGTCTTAAATCTGATAATGACTTTAATACGTTTGGTCCTATTGTGGCATCTCCTAGTGTTCCAAAAAATTCATTTATTCCTTTACCAAACTTTGTTATTTTTGTATCTTCAAAAAATCTATCTAACTTTTGTTTTGTAGATAAAAACTCATTTATTTCCTTACCTGAATCTTCATATGCATCTCTTAAAAGTTCTAAAGCTTTATTTTCATTCTGTATAAGTTCTTCAGCCTTTTTAGACTTTTCATTCATTAACTCTTGAAGTTTCTCTGACTCTGCTTGTAATCTTATCTTTTTTAAGAACGATTTATTTGACTCATCTAAAGCCTTCTTTATATCTTCATTTGAAACTTTTTCAGCATCTAAGTTTCCTAAAAAGCTAGGGTATTCCTTTTGTAGCTCTTTTATTAGTTTTATTCTTTTCTCAGTACCTTCATTAGCAGACATAGCTCTAGCTGCTAAATTATTTAGAGCTGTATTTTCTTTTTCTATTTCAGTTTTATTATCACTTGAAGCTACAGTTAATGCACCTATTCCTGCGGCTAATCCAGTAATAGCTAATCCTAAAGGTGATACTAAAGAAGCTAACGCACCAATAGCAATAAGGACAGGACCAAGAGCTGCTGATATACCTGCGAATGTAAGTATCATTCGTTTTGTATTATCGTCAAGATTTGTGAATTTATTAGCTAATTCAGTTATCTTTTTTATAATAGGTAATAACATATCTGCCAGTAAACCACCAAATTCTAATTTTAGTCCTTCTATAGCAGATTGCATTTTTTTAACCTTAGCAAAGGTAGTACCACCCATTTCGTTTGACATCTCTTTCAAACGACCTGTATTGGTTTTATACTCGTGTGCTAATTCTTTAGTAGCATCTCTATTATCTAAAAGTATCTTTAGTTGAGCAGCAGCTGTTTTACCTACAGCATCTGAGGTGTCTATTATACTAACATTACCTTTAGCCATTTCATCAAGACCCTCAGTAAGACTCTTACCTCTTTGTGCTAACTCAATAAATATTTTACGAAGTCCTGTACCTGCCTTAGAAGCCTTAATACCATTATCCATTAAGACACCCATCATCGCAGATAACTCATTGAAGTCTACACCTACAGATTTAGCTGCTGTTCCTGCGTGACCAAAGGCTGTTGCGAATGTACTTAATTGTACGCTTGAGTTTGCTGATGCACTTGCTAAAGTATTTGCTATTGAACCTGCGTGTTCTGCCTCTAAACCAAAAGCATTTATTGATGCTGATACTGTCTCAGCAGCCAAAGATAAATCCTCACCAGTTGCTAAAGCTAAATCTAATATGGAAGATTCCATATTTTTAATAGCAGTCGGATCAAAACCTTTACGACCTAATATTAACTGAAGTTCTGATACTTGTTGTGCAGTAAATTGAGTTGTACCACCTAATCGTTTTGCCTCGTCAGATAGCATTTTAAACTCACTAGCTGTTGCTCCAGTAATACTTTTGACCTTAGTCATTTCATTTTCAAAAGTAGAAAATGTGTCAAAAGCTTGTTTTCCTAAAGCAGCTAAAGGTGTTGTTACACCAAAAGATAAAAGTGAACCTGTACGAGCTGCATTAGATGCAAACTTTGAAAGTGAACTACTTGCTTTACTTAATCCTTTTTCTAGCCCCTTAATATTAGCAGCTACAATAATGGATATAGTTTTTACACCACCCATACTAATTTATTTTTTTAATTTTCTTATTTTCATAAGACTCTATGACTTTCCTTATTTCTTCGGGTGAAGCTATCTTAACTCGTTTTTTCTTGTTTTCTTTGTCCCAAGGGAAAGGTAAAAGTTCTTGAGCCTTAATTTTATTCTTTAAGTGTGGTGATGCGGTAACGTGTGCTATCACCCTAACTTGTTCCCAAGAAGTTCTTATATCTTCTTTTCTTAGTTCAAAAAAACCTTTAGAAGCATTAGAAAAAGAACGAGGGGTTAAATCATATAAATCATTATAAGATAACCCCATCATTCCTAACCCTATTTTTTCGAGTTTATCCCAATCAAATTCTTCTTCTTCTTCTTCATCGTTATCTTCACCCTCTACTCGTTTCCCTCTTGTTCGGGTTGGTCGAGTTGAAAAGCTTCAAATATTTCATTTAACTTAGAAAAATCTTCGTTATCAAGCCATTCTTCAATATCTTGTAACTTATACTTAAACTCTTCTCCTTGGTGTTTAGCTCCGTGTTTTAAACCAAAGTATGTTAAAATACCAACGTGGTCTATTTCCGTGCCTAACTTGTGGAGTTCATTAAGACCTAACTTAGTTTTTCTACATATATCTTTAACACATAAGTAAGAAAATCTAATAGACCTTTTTTTACCACCTAATTCTACCTTTTTCATTTTTTATTTATTTATAATTAATCAGTTCCTGTTGTTACACTAGCTGTTCCAGTAAATGTTACAGAATAAGTAAGATTATCCTCTACACCTGCTTCTACATTAAGACTAGATACAATAGCATCACCTTGATAATAATAATCACTACTACCCCCCGTAGTTCTTTGTTTAAATCTAAGTGTAATCTTATTACCAGTACCTAAGTCATTGATAAATTGTTGAAAATTTAAATCAGAAGTGTAATCTTGTAAAGCATCAGTAGACATCTCAAAAGATTTCATACCAGGAGCTTGCTCAGTCCAAGCGTCACTATCTTTAGTTGTAATATCTCTTAAATCTCTTGTGAAAGATATACTAGCACTAGTTGAAAACGCTATTGGCTCATAATCATTAGCAGTTGATCCTGCAGTAGTAACAGTTATATCTATTGCACCTTCTTCTATTTCAGAAGTTCCATTAACTACACTAATAGAATTAGCTAAATCACCTGCAAAAGCATTAGTTACTGTAAATAATCTGCCACCATCATTAGATGATACTGATGAACAAGAGTAACCTGCTAAATTGTTTATAGCAGTTCTTAAAGCATTTGCTAAACCTAAATCCGTATTAGGTGCGACAGTTACAGTTTCATCAGAAACAGAATCACCACTAGCATTAACTAAATTAGTAACCTTAACAGTACCATACGCATCCAATGGAGTATTACCATCTGATTTAATAAAAATATTTGTTACTTGAGCAACATCAGAACTACTTGATTTCTTATAAATTAATAAATCCGAAGCATTTTGTATTGCCATAATATATTGGATTTAATTATTAATATTAGTTTCCTACAGAGAGGTTAGAGTGCCTGATCCTGTAATAGTAATTGAAAAAGTTGCGTTTTCTTCAACCCCACCTTCAGCAGATAAACTTGAAATGAAACCTTGTCCTTCATAGTGTTTACCTGGAGCACTTGAACCAAATTTTACATATACGTTTGTACCTGCTTCCCATAGGTCATATAATTTTGTGTAGCCCATTAAAGTTCCACTTGATCCTGCGTATGGATCGTTATCACTTACTGTATCTGAAAGTTCCACAAAACCATCTCCACTTAATTCCCAAGACTTTAAACCTGCTAAAGACTCAGACCAAGCTTCTGAAGATTTTGTTGTTGAATCTCTTAAGTCTCTAGTAAGAGATATACTAGCTGAAGTACAATGTGCTACTGTTTGCAAGTTGCCTTCTGTAGTATCTGTAGATACCTGAATAACTACATCTGTTGCATTTGAAATTGCCATTTTTTTTAATTTTTAATTATTAAACAGTTAAAATTTACGTTTTTGTAGAATTTTTCAGGTGTTTTAAAATAGTCATCATCTAAATCAACAAACCTGAACTTAGCTGTGTAGCTTACACTATCTTCAGTATAAGTTACCTCGTACAAATCTAAAGCTTCTACAACTGCCTTAGCTTGATTATATGTTGTGTTATAAGAGTCTGCAAAACAAGCTATGCGTATTGATACATCACACGAGTTTAGAGAACTTCCTTTAGATAAAAAATTTGATACGTTAGTTATTTCAAACGTAGAACAAGGGTAAGATACACCTTGAGGTATAATAACAGGGAAAACCTTGTTGTTACCATTAACTGTAGTAAAAGCCGATGTAGCTTGTAATTTTGTTACTATTTCTTTTCCTATTACTGCAAACATATCTTATTTAAAACCTGCTTGTTTAATCATCCTATCTACCAACTTATCTAAATCTTTTTCAGCTTGAGTGTATATTTGTGATTCCATCTTTCTAGCTGTAGCCTCAAAGACATTTGGTCTAGGGGCTTGTGGTATTTTATTACCTTTTATTTGCATCGCAGCTAAATTGTAACTATCTTTTCCTTTTACTGTTATAGGAGTAGTTTTACGTTTTATAGGACCAACAAATAAGCCTGGTTGTCTTGATTTTCTAGCAGTAATTATACCAATAGTTTTCCAAGTTGGTGTTCTACCTGCTTTTCTTTTTCTTTTAAAAACCTTATTACCTACTCTTGTCTCGTATTTAAACTCATCTTGATAAGCCTTTTGAATACCTCTAGCTAACATATTAGCAGCAGGTCTCAACGCTTTATTTATGGCTGTACGAGATTCTTTAGATGTCTTACCAAGTTCTTTTAAGCTACGTTGAACATCTTGTATTCGTTGTACTCGTATTCCTGTATTAATAGCCATAACTATACTATAGAATTATTTATATCTATTTTAGTAAAGAATTCAATGTATTCTTTTCTAGGGTCTATAATATAACTTAATATTTCATATTCTTCAGAAGTATTTTTATCTACTAATTTCCAAGTTGGCATTAAATTTTGTGCAATATCAGTATTGTATCTTATTTGTATGAAAAACTTTCCATAAGATTGTAATTGGTCTCCTTCAAATTTTTCATTTATATCTCTTAAAGATGTAACACTTTTTTTAGCCCAAATTGTTGCTTCAGTAGAATAACTACCAACAGGACTTTCGCCAAAATCATTTTGACTTGTGTTTGGTGACTTTAACAACATTCTTATATTAAAATCACCTGCCTTTATTTGAGAAATAAAAGCCATATTCTACAAATAACATTTATAAGGTTGTAGTAATATCTCAGAAGCCATTGGAAAAGCTCTCTTACGATCCTCTCTGAAATAATACATATCACTTGCAATTAATTTAATCGCTTGTTTTATAGCATCAGGAATATCACTTGCCACATCTCCAATACCAGTTTGGAATTGAAAATAATAAGGTGCTTGTTGTCCACCAATAATATCTTCAAAATTTATAGCTTGTGTTGGGTCTTCCTTTACGTTTACAATAACTGGATTTTGACTTATATCTGAATACCAATTAGATTCTGAAAAATACAAATAAGTATCAGTACCACCAGGAACTTCAACTAAACGATATAAACCATCTTTATTGTTTCCATTTAAGTTGAATTTACAATCAGGATAATATAAACTAAACTTAGATGGTAAGTCTTTAAACCAAAGTTTGTACTTAGCTGTAATAAAATGTCTGTTACAATAATTCTCAGCCATTTGAGTAGAAGCACTTATATATGTAGCTAACAATGTATCTTCATCAGAAGTATCAATTCTAAGTTGAGACTTTAATTCAGCAGTTGTAACAACTTGAGTTGTTGCAGCTTCTACTAGCTCTAAATTACCATATCTGTTTTGACTTGGGTTTAGATACTCGTAGTTTTCAAAGTTATATATATTGTGCAAATAATCGTGTGGCATCTTATTGTATAAATATTATAAAAGGGAAAGGGAGTTACCCCTTTCGCCTTTTTAATTAATTATAATCCTAGTGTTCGAACTCTACTAAACATCTTGAGAACGCAGCAGGGTGAGTCAAGCCAAATGAAATGTACTTGTTAATCACCAATCTTACAGCAGCTTTGTGAGCTTGTGTAAAGTTATCTACTGTGATGTCAAGACCACCAAAGTGTCCTACCATCAATTTAGAGAAGTCACCAAAGATAGTAACAACATCAGAGTTACTTGCATCTTTAGCACATCCATTACTAAATATAGTTTTGTAACCATTGAAGTCCATACCTTGCATCGCAGCACTTACGCTAGTAACTAAACTTGCTTTTTTCATATCAGGCATTAACGCAGGGTTAGTAACATAAGCTAAGTTTCCTGCTAGTCCTTTTGATTCAGCAACTTTTTGCTCCATAGCAAGTAAATCACCTAAAACAGAACCTGCTGCGAAAGCAGTAGTAGCTACGTTATTTACACCTGAAACATTAAATAAAGCAGTATCTGCTCCTGTTACGTTAGATTCAGCAAACATAGCAGAGTTAACTGCATCTGCAACTGAACGACCTAAATCACGAATAATCGCTTGTTCAGCTCCTGAACCACTTTGTAAAATAAGTTGTTTAGATAAATCTACATAACCTGCGATTCTTGTTGGAGAAAGAGTCAAAGAAGAGAACTGAGCACCTACGTCACCACCATCTACATTTTCAGGTGAAGCTGTACCTGCATAAGCAGCGTTATTAGCACCTACAACTGGAATTTGAGTATTAGCAGATAAACCATTTAATATAGTTGCACCTACTTGCTCATAAACAGCGTTTTCACGAAGTCCATCTTGGAAAGCACCTAAAGTAGTTGGAGCAATAGAAGAACTACCCTCACTTACAACAGCACGAGATTCCAACATAGAAGCAGGAATACCAATACCTAATATAGCACTACCTGAAGAACGAGCTTCGCTTACTGCTTGTTCGTGTGCTTCTTTTTCAATACCATCCATATTTCCATTCAAGTAACCTTCAACTGCTTTAAATACAGAGTAGTTTCTTGCTTCTTTAGGAACGATGTTTTTGTTAGTTTCAAAAGAAACTGGAGTTGAAGCTATCTCAGCGTTCAATTTTTCTTGACGTTCAACTACCTCAATGTCTTTAGCTAGTTTGTCAATGTTTTCCATCATACCATCGTATGATACTTGCTCGTCATTAGTGAAATCACGAGACTCACCTTTAGCCAAGTTTAACAAAGCATCAGCTTTTCCGATAAGTTCTGCTCTCTCTTGACGAATTTCAATCGAATTTTTCATATTCGTTTCTTTAATTTTAATTCGTTACTTAATAAATTTAACTTTGAATCATCAAATGATTCTTCAACCTTTTGCTCCACTTCTTCAACTTGAGGTGTTTCTTCTATAGCAACTTCCGTCTCGAAAGCTTCTTTAGAACGAAGTGCAACGTCAGTATTAGCGTAAGCACCAACACCGACTATAGAAACATCAACAAGTCGACCAATTTTTTTAATCTCTCTTCTTGTTACATCTCCGTCTTTACTCCAGTCATCTTCTTCTACTGTAAAAGCAAATGAAGATTCATAAAGTAAACCTCGTTTCATTAATTCTGCTACATCATTACCTGTTGTTGTGTTAGGCAAAGTAGCATCGTATCGTAATCCTTTTTTATCTACAGATAGTTTTAAAGTACCACCCATATTTCTATCCAATATTAAGTTTGGATCGTGGTTAAAAGTTAAGATTACATTATCGTCTAAGCGACCATCAAAAGCATCAGGAGATATGGTTTCTCTAAAACCTAAATCTCTACTATCTGTGTCAAATAAAGCAGCATATCCACTAACTCTTTTTTCATCTTTATCTTCGTCTTTTGTGACTTTATATTCTGCTCTATATAATCTAATTTCTTTATTTTCCATAATATAGCTTTTTTCCTCTTTCATACTTTTCTTTACAGGATGATTACTTGGTAGTAAATCAGTATCGTGTTTACCTGAACGAAACTTTCCTTTTTCCATAGCATATAAGAAAGAGTTTACTCTTGCATAAGCCCATTGTTCAGGAGACTTTACACTAGGTCTTACAGATCCTGGATTTGTTTTGTAAGCACCTATACCTCTATTAAATACTTTACCTAACTTAGCAGGCGTTACTTTAGCGTTCCAAGAAAGATTTTTCTTACCAACTTTTTCATTGTGGTCTTCTGCTTTTTTCTGTAAACCTTTTTTTACTGCACCTGTTAAAGCTCTATCTTCATCATCTTCATCTTCATCATCTTTTTTATACATATTATCATTTACCTTACTCATCACTTCTTTTGCTTGTTCGTGATTTTCAAAAGGCATATAATATGTTTTACCATCCATTGTGTGTTCGTGATAACCACTTGCACCTAATTCTTGAGCTTCTAGTTCAGCTTCTTTAATAGAGTCATATAATGGTAATTCTATACCATCAGTTATCATTGTACCTACTTTCATTCTGTTTTCTTCTTCTCTAGCTATCTCTTTAACTTTTTTCTTTGACCAACTAAATCCTGCGTTCCCGCCCCATAAAGCCCAAGCTATTCTCCAAGCTGTTGGACCACCATCATTTTCTTTGGCAGAATAGTGTTTAGCCTTGTTGTTTTCGTGTCGGCTAAAAAAACTAAACATTCTTTTAATACTTGAGATACTTAAATCACCATTTATTATATCTCTAGCACGAGAAACACCTGTTTGAGTTCCACCTCTACCATACTCTTTTCTCCACTCTAAACCTTTACGAGCTTCTTCTTTCATTCCCTCAGTAGGGGTAGTATTTATATCATTTAATGCCACTTAGTATATTGCTACTATATCTCTTGCAGTAGTGCTAGTCCTATAAACTCTATCTACATATATACCTTTTAAGAAAGTTCCTGAAGGTACATTTTTGAGTATAACTGTTGAACCACCTGATAAATCAACTTTAACATTACCACCAGTTCCAATATATAATTCAGCTCTTTCTGAATCTAAATTTGAACTATCATTTACTGTTACTGTTGCACCTAAATAACCTTTAGCTGTAATTCGTTTTCTTGTTCTTTTTTCGTCTTGACTTAGTGCCATTTTATTCTATATCTTTTCTTGTTGTTCCTTCGCCTAAACTATCTAAAGGCATCATATTACTTTGCATATAAACATTTTCACTTGCGCCACCCATAGAGTTCATATCTTCAAAAGACCTAACTTCATCAGGCGAAATAACACCAATGTTTACAAGTGTTCTATAATAGTCTGCTCTTGACTTAGAGTCTCCTCTTAAAAGAGCAGTTAAGTTGAATTTAAAATATTGTGAACCTTTCTTATTGAAAGGGATTAACTTTTGATTAAGTGCCATCTCAATACGCTTAATCCAAGGTGTAATAGTGTGTACCACAAAATCTATTTGCTGTGCCTCTATGTTAGAATAGGTAGCGTTAGATAAATCGTTTACAAGATGGTTAGGTACTCTAAAAATTCTACAAATATCACTAATTTGATATTGTCTAGTCTCTAAGAATTGTGCTTGATTGTTTGGAATCTGTCGTGGAGAGAAGTCCATTCCTTCTTCAAGTATTGCAGTTTTACCTGCATTGATAGAACCACTATAAGTTTGATTCCAACTAGCTCTTAATCTCTTAGCAGTCTCAGGTTTTAATACTCCAGGATGTTTGAGGATTCCCCCGATAGAGGCTCCATTTTTGAAGAAAGAACCTGCAAATTGTTCTATAGATAAAGATATACCTAAAGACTCTGCTGCACTTTGTATTGGTGACTTACCCATAATACCATCACAAGACAATCCTTTTATGTGAATCATATTCTCAGAAGTCACTTTACCAGTAATAGGATAAGGTATAGTTTCGTTTTGGTCTATTTCATAATAAACTTCTCTACCATCAGGTGATACATAGACACTTACATCATCACATTGGATAGGGATTATTTGAGTAGGTAGACCACCATTGTTTCTTTCTATGTAAGCATAAAAGTTACCATCTAAACAAAGGTCTACTAGGACTCTTTCAAAAAAGCTAAAAGAGTTATAGAGAGTTGAAGGTTGCTCTCCTACTAAAGAGTGAAGTGGATTATCAGATAATATATATCTTTTATCATTTGCATCTTTTTCGTATAACGAGATAGGTAGAGAAGCTATTGTTTCAGAGATTACTTTTACGCAACTCCAAACTGTTGAAAGTCTAAGAGCAGTATCTTTTGATATTACTTGATTTGATGAGTTTCCAAATACAGTTGGATTACCATACAAACTTGTGTTGTAAAACCTTTCCTCTTTCTTAGGTTCTACTTGTGGTTTTCTTCTGAAAAAATCTAATAGTGTTGCCAAATCCCTAGTGGTTTTAATGTACCTTATCCATATAGATATATATAAAGTGTGTTTTTGTGAACCCTTTATTTATATTTTTTTTTAAGATAATTTGTAATCCTTTGTAAGTACTTGTAAATCTGCCTTGGAGATACCTTTTTTATCTTAGCAATTTCAGTTACTTTTAGATTATAAACATATCTCATTTCAATTATTTCTCTTTCTTTTTTAGTAAGTAAGTGATGTATATCAATCCAAACTTTATCAGCTAAAGGATTGTACTCAGTATCGTCTATATCTATAAATGGTATTTGTTGTCTGTACTTCTTGTGAAATGGTGAAGTACTAGAGAATACTTGGTTTGTAATTATTCTAGCAATATAGAATTTAAAGTGTCCTCTTTCGTGAATCGTTTGTATAGATTCATCATTTTGAGTTAATAGTATTAAACAAACCTCTTGAACTAAATCATCAACAAGGTAAAGGTTTTTATTGCTCCTGAGAACATTAGTACAAATCTCTCTAATAGAGTTGTATTCTTTTTCTATTATCTCATTCTTAGATAAAAAATATTTCTTTGTCATCGTAAGCTGAGCCACCCTTATTCTTGTTTTCCATAGCTTCAGATAGTGCCATAAGACAAGCTATGACACCATCCACTTTTTCGTTTGATTTACTTTTATCTACCTTTACGTTAGCAGCAGGATCGAATGTAAGTACTACATTACTCATCATCCATCTTAGAACTGGATTACCTCCGTGTCTAACCTTACCACTTAATATTAATGTTTCAAATTCTTTTGTTGCAGGTGACATTGTTTTATAACCTTGACCTACAGGTATCATAGGACAACCTTCCTCAGTCAAGTCGATTACAATTTGACTAGCGTTCCATCGATCATAAGCTACTATTTGAATATCAAATATCTCACTTAAATCTCGAATTTTTTGCTTAATGTAATTGTAATCACAAACGTCACCAGGAGTATAGATTATGTACCCCTCTCTTTCCCACTTATCATAATTTACTTTATCTCTTTCTGACCTTTTCTTAGCATTCTCTTCAGGTATAAAAGAATAGTTTATAATATCGTAACCACCCTCATCATCAGGGAACAATAAAGCTAAACAAGTAACATCTCTTGTACTTGCCAAGTCTAATCCTGCGTAACAAACTTTACCTCTTAAATTAGACTCATTTACTTCGTTTGCACAAGCCATCCATTTCTCGTCACTAATCCACTTAGTTTCATTAGCAACCCATTGACAAAGGTGAAGTCTACGAAACGTATTTTCGTATGAAGGCTCATTCTTAGCTTTAGTTGCTTGTTGCCTCATATACTCTTCTTTTATAATAGAACCATAGCCTGGATTAGCTTTCTTCCAAACCTCTTCGCTAAAAATATCATCTTCCTCATCAGCTTCAAATACAACTGCTAAGAACGATTCGTCTTTGATAGTACCATCAATTAATTTTTTAGAATAGTCATAAAGCTCTCTCGATATATGGTCTTTCTGATTACCTGCCCCTGCTGTAGTTATGCCTAACATTAGAGGCTCTTTTCTAGCACCCATAGAAGTAAGTAATACATCGTAGAGGTCACGATTCTTGTGCGAGTGAATCTCATCCAGTAAACAACAAGAGAGGTTTAGTCCGTGCTTGGTATCTGCATCAGCCGAAATAACTTTGTAGTACGATCCAACTTTATCGTAAGTAATTGAGTCACGATAAGTACCTGCTCTTTTGATAAGGTTAGGTTCTTGTAAAACCATTTGTTTAGCTATAGAGAAACTTAACCTAGCTTGTTCTTTGTCAGCAGCAGCCGATACAATCTCAGCACCTTTCTCTCCATCAGAGAAAAGCATATAGAGTGCTATACCAACCATCATCGTAGTCTTTCCATTCTTACGAGGAATGAAGATAAAGCACTGTCTA